AGGTGGCAATGTTCAAATTTCAAATATTGAAATTATAAATGATGGTCTTCATTTTGAAGTCAATCACAAAAATCATGGAATGTATCATGAAACCAATAGAGTAACAATTTCTAATGTTCAACCAGACGTATTGCCAACAAAATTAACGTCATCATATAGTTCTACATCAACAAATCCAATTACTGTTGCTGATAGTAGTAATTTTTCAACCTTCGAAAATGTGGGTGTTGGAACTACAAATGTTGGATATGCTTTAATTGGCGATGAGGTTATTTCATATTCATCAGTTTCATCTGGAACTTTAAGTGGAATCACTAGAGGTTCCAATTCTAAAGATTATCCATTGGGAACACCTATTTATAAATACGAAGTCGGTGGAGTTTCTCTGAGAAGGATTAACAAAACACATTTACTAGATGATGTAACTGTGAGTAATCCTATTACTTTTGATTCATATTATATTAAGTTGGATATGTCGTCTAGCGGAGTTGCAAGAACAGATGGTTTAAGTTTCCCCAATCTTTATATAAACAATACAAAGTCTACTGGAGGACCTATAATAAAAGCATCCCAAAATATGCCCTTTGAGAGTATTACTCCAATGATACAGAATATTACGGTCCAAGGAACCTCGGTAAAAGCGCAAGTTAGAACGATAACAGGATCTAGTATTAGTGGAAATGAGGTTCCTTTCGTAAATAAAGGTTATGAAAGTGTTACCTTAAATAAAATTAATTACTTTGACTCTAGTAGAATCGTATGTTCAAAAATTAACGAAACAAATAAATTGGTAACTCTTCCGGGAAATAAATCTTTAAATATTAAACTTACTTTAGATACAGTTGATACTAGACTAACTCCAGTTATAGATACGCAAAGAATGAGTGCTATTCTTGTTTCCAATAGAGTTAATAATGTTATTTCCGATTATGCAAAGGATAATAGAGTTAATAGTATTTTTGAAGATCCTACTGCATTCCAATATATTTCAAAAGAAATTAAGTTAGAAAATCCAGCAACATCTATTAAAATAATTGCCAACGCACATATAAATCTTTATTCTGATATAAGAGCATTTTATAGCATTTCAGAAAAAGAAAATTTTGATCCAATATTTGTTCCTTTCCCTGGATGGGATAATTTGGACTCCAAAAAACAAATCATATCCTTTACAAATAGTAATGGAAAATCAGATTCATATGTTTCCAATACATCAACTCTTGGTTTTGATGGCAATTCTTTAGAATACAAAGAGTATACTTTCACCTCAGATTTGCTTCCATCTTTTAGATCATATAGAATTAAACTTGTCATGACTTCAACAAATCAGGCATATGTTCCAAGATTAAAAGATTTAAGAGTTATTACTCTAGCATAATATGGAATATCTTAAGGTAAAAGGATACTCGAATTTAATCAGAGACCCAAAAACAAACTCAATTATTAATACGAGTACGTCAGAATACCAAGAATACATTTCTAACAGAGATGTCAAAAAAAATGAGGAGCAAAAGATACAGTATATTGAAAATGATCTTGCTATGATGAAGAGTGATCTTAATGAAATAAAAGCACTATTGAGGAGTTTATTAAATGAATCCAAATGATATTACGTTAGATGATCTATCAAAAAGTTTTGAATATGTAAAGGCAGCAGCAGAAATTGATTCTATAGAAAATTTAAGTGATCTTAGAGATATAGCAAAATCTTATTTTAAATTATACTTGAAGCAGCAAGAGGTTATAAGTAACTTGGCAAATAAATATTTCTAAAAGGTCTTATATTAAATGGCGCAACCAGCAAGCAGACAAGAACTTATAGATTATTGTAAAAGAAAACTGGGGGCGCCAGTTTTGGAAATAAATGTTGCCGACGAACAAATAGAAGATCTTGTTGACGATGCAGTTCAGTTTTTCCAGGAAAGACATTTTGATGGTGTATATCCAACTTTTTACAAATATAAAATTACTCAAGCAGACATTGATAGGGGAAGGGCACCCGGAAATAATTCAACTGTTGGATTGACAACTATTACTGCGACAACAAACATTGTTGGAACAGCGACTACATTTTCGTATACCGAAAATAGCAATTTTTTACAAGTTCCACCAAATATTATAGGAGTAAATAAAATATTTTTATTTGATGGGGCAAACACTATAACTCACAATATGTTTAGTGTAAAATATCAACTTTTTCTAAATGATATTTACTATTGGGGAACAACTGAACTTTTAAGTTATGCGATGGTAAAGACTTACTTAGAAGATCTAGATTTTTTATTAAATACACAGAAGCAGATTCGTTTTAATAAAAGGCAAGATAGATTATATCTAGACATTGATTGGGGATCTGTAAGTTCTGGTCAATACGTTATTATTGATTGCTATAGCACTTTAGATCCAAATGATTATTCTAGAGTTTGGAACGATTCTTTTATAAAACCATATTTAACCTCATTAATAAAAAGGCAATGGGGACAAAATATGATGAAATTTACTGGCGTCAAACTTCCAGGTGGAGTTGAGTTGAATGGTAGACAAATGTATGATGATGCACAAAGAGAAATTGATATACTGATGGAAAAAATGTCCAGTACTTATGAATTACCTCCTTTGGATATGATAGGATAAATTTATGTTAAATCCATTTTTCTTACAAGGATCAAAAACCGAACAAAGTCTCATACAAGATTTAATTAATGAACAACTTAGAATGTATGGTGTCGAAGTTTATTATTTACCAAGAAAGTATTTGACTCAAAAAACTTCTATTAGGGAGGTAATAGAATCTAAATTTGATATTGCATATCCAATAGAAGCATACGTGGAAAATTATGATGGTTATGCTGACAATACAACTATTTTATCAAAATTTGGAATTCAAGCACTTAACGAGTTGACAATAACTATTTCTAGAGAAAGATTTGAAAATTACATAACACCACTAATTAAAGGTCAATCAAATATAAAATTATCAAGTAGACCAAAAGAAGGAGATATTATATATTTTCCTCTTGGTGATCGTCTATTTGAAATAAAGTTTGTAGAGCATGAAAAACCTTTTTATCAACTACAAAAAAATTATGTCTATCAACTTAAATGTGAGTTATTTAGATATGAAGATGAAGTTATCGATACTGGCATTGAGGATATTGATGATAATATCTCAGGAACTTCAGATAGTGGATCTGGACCTTCATCCGGATTGATAAGATCCTTTACAATGTCTGGAATTGGAGTAACGGCCACAGCAATAACCACACTTTCTTATGGAGGAATTAGATATTTTAATGTTACAAATCGCGGTGGAGGATATTCATATGCACCAAGAGTTGCTATTTCCTCCGCACCAAGTGGTGGAATGACGGGTGTAGGAACTGCTATAATGATTGGTGGAATAGTTGTATGTACAGATAATACAAATCCAAATTCAAAGTCAGTACAGTCTGTACAAGTTGTCAACCCTGGATATGGATATACTCAACCACCAAATGTTGCATTTTTTGGTGATGGTGTTGGTGCAGCTGCAACTGCAATTATTGGTGACGGTATAGTTGGTATAGTAACAATTACAAATAGTGGTGGGGGTTATTCAATATCTCCAAATATAACATTTAATGGTAATTGCACTATTTCCGCTGCTGCCACTGCAGTAGTAAGTTCATCCGGTACTATTACATCTATTAGACTGACAAATGCCGGTCTTGGATATACCGAACCACCATCTATAACCATTTCATCACCTCCAATAACAGGAATAGGAACATATCTATTCAATGAAACTGTAACTGGTTCAATTACAGGAACTACCGGAATTGTTAAGTCTTGGAATTCTGTTACTAATAAACTTGAATTATCAAACATAACCGGATCTTTTTCTATTGGAGAAGAACTTGTAGGTTCTGCTTCAAGCACATCAAGAACGTTAAGAATAGTAGATTCATTTTACAATGATGATGGTTATGCATCTAATGATGAGATAGAAAATGATGCAGATAATATTATTGATTTTAGTGAAATTAATCCATTTGGAATGCCATAAATATAATTTATTAGTTGTTTAAGTATGTTTGAATATTTTTACCACGAAATTTTAAGAAGAACCGTTATATCATTCGGTTCTCTATTTAACAATATATCAATAAAACATACTAGAGATGATGGAACAACGATAGACATTATCAAAGTTCCTTTAGCATATGGACCGACACAAAAGTTTTTAGCAAGATTAGAGCAGGTTCCAAATTTAAATAAACCAACTCAAATTACATTACCAAGAATGTCATTTGAGTTTACAGGGTTGACGTATGACGCATCTAGAAAAGTAACAACAACTCAATCATTTACAACTAAAGATGCAAATACTGGAACAGAAACTAAAAAGGTTTATATGCCAGTCCCATACAATATGCAATTTGAATTGAGTATAATGTCAAAGTTAAATGACGATGCTCTTCAAATAGTAGAACAAATTTTACCTTATTTTCAACCAGCATATACAATAACTGTAGAGTTAGTGGACTCTGTGAATGAAAAAAGAGATATTCCAGTTGTTCTTGAAAATATAACTATGCAAGATGATTATGAAGGTGATTTTAATACAAGAAGAGTGTTGATTTATACTTTGAGGTTTACAGCAAAAACATACTTGTTTGGTCCAATATCCAGTGCTAGCAAAGATATTATTAAGAAAACAACTATCAGTTACATTACAGGTGATACTACAAATACGCCAACAAGAGAAATTGTTTATTCTGCAGAACCAAGAGCAATTAAAAATTATACTGGAATTGTTATTACGAACTTAACTAAAGATATTAGTGTTGAGGATACATTGGTAACGGTAAATGACGCAAGTTTAATAGAACAAAATTCATATTTGGATATAGAAGGTGAAGAAGTATTTGTTAGATTAAAATCGGGAAATATATTAACGGTTGATAGGGGAAGAGATGGAACAAAAATTACTGCGCACTTATCCGGTGCTGAAATCAAATCAATAACTAGTGCCGATAATTTGTTGATAGAAAGTGGTGATGATTTTGGTTTTAGTGGTACTACTTTATGAAAATGACAAAAAAATTCGATAAACTTAATGATACTTTTAACATTTCCGATGCTTCAGAAGAAGTTATTTCAACAAATGCAGAAACGGTATCTTCACTAACCGAAAATTCAACTTTAGTTATAGAAAATAATAAGTCGTCTTTGGGAGAAATTGAAAAAGATTATGAATATACTCGCGGAAATTTATATTCTTTAATTGAAAAAGGACAAGAGGCTATAAATGGAATACTTGAATTAGCGCAAGAAAGTGAAATGCCGAGAGCATATGAAGTTGCTGGACAGTTGATTAAAAATGTTGCGGATGCAACAGACAAATTGATGGATTTACAGAAGAAACTCAAAGATATTAAGGATGATAAAAATTCAAAGGCACCTACAAATGTCACAAATGCATTGTTTATTGGTTCCACTGCAGAATTATCAAAGTTATTAAAAAATCAAGAGAATATTGCAAATAAATAATAATGGTAAAATTTCAATTATAATGCCCTCCTAAAGTAATGAATAGTATCAAGGCACACAAAACAGTTGAACAAATTGCAAAAAAACATCGCCTCGATGTGTCTTTTATTCAAAAACAACTTGATATGGGAGAACCAATTGAGCATGAGCATACAAAAGACCATGATTTGGCAAAAGATATTGCTCTTCAACATATTGATGAAATCCCAGACTACTACACTCGTTTGAAAAAAATGGAAGCATCTGCTAAAAAAGAACATAAAAAGTTCAAAGATGTGAATGAAGAAGGTATTCGTCAATGGTTTCAGAGTAAATCAAAAGATGGAAAACCTGGATGGGTGAATGTTGTAACTGGTGGAACTTGTGCAAGTGATGAACCTGGCGAAGGAGTTCCGAAATGTGTTTCATCTGCAAAGAGAGAATCGATGACACCTGCGGAAAGACGATCTGCATCAAGAAGAAAAAAAGCAGCAGACCCAGGACAACAACAAAAAACTGGTGCCGCAAAACCAACCTATGTTTCAACTGATAGCCCAAGAAAAGAAATGAAAAAAGAAGAAGTAAATCTCCAAGAAGTAAAGGACAAACCAGGTAAAGGTAGTGGGACAAAAGATGCTTGCTATCATAAAGTAAAGTCACGTTATAGTGTTTGGCCAAGTGCATATGCATCTGGAGCACTAGTTAAATGTCGTAAAGTTGGTGCTGATAATTGGGGAACTAAATCTGAAGCGGTGGAAGAGCAAAGATATTGTCCATTATGTGACAAAAGAGAAACGAGGTCCGAGTGCTCTTATGGCGAGAAGGCGTGGGATAAAGTTTCTATAAAAGATCATGAATATTCAATGGTTCGTTCCGAGTTGAAAACTCTTATGAGTGCAGCAAAGAGACTTAATGCAAAAGTTGGAACAGGAGAGGGAAATCTTGAGGCATGGGTTCAATCAAAAATCACTAAAGCAGCAGACTATATTGACACTGCAGCTGATTATGTTGCAAGTGGAGAAATGGAAGAGCAAAAATTGACCAATCAAATTATTGATGAAATTTTAAACGAAAAATGTTGGACAGGATATAAAAGAAAAAAAGGAACTTCTGAATTTGAAAAAGGTTCCTGCGTAAAAAAAGAAAATGTAACTATTGAAGATGCAGATGGTAATACTTTTGCTGAAGTAATTGATTTAATTAAACCAGAACCAATACAAGGTACAGCATCAAGACCAGAAAAAGTGGAAGAGATGGTCAGACTTCAATCTGAAAGTGGAAATGTAATTGGCATTACTCTTATGTGGAGAGGAAAATACTATGGAATTCAAATGTTCTTTCCTCAGGCAAAATTACCAACTCGCCAAGACATCAACGCAGAAATTCAAAAAGTTTATCCGGACTCAAAATTAGTTCATTATTCAGTATCTGAAATTCAACCCGGACAACCAATTATTAGAATTGGATACCAGGGTGGAAGTTCAGCAAATATAGGACCAAATAAAAAATATATAAAACCTTGTGGGGAACAAGTAGAATTTGATGAAGACTGGCAATCAGTAAATCGTAAAGATAAAACTGATGGATTAAGTCAAGCAGCAGTTAATGCATATCGCAGAGAAAATCCAGGTTCAAAACTTCAAACTGCAGTAACTGAAAAGAATCCAAAAGGAAAAAGAGCGTCTCGTCGTAAATCTTTTTGTCGTCGTATGAAAGGTATGAAATCAAAACTGACCTCTACCAAAACTGCAAGAGATCCAGATTCAAGAATCAATAAAGCACTCCGTCGTTGGAACTGTAATTAAAATGAAATCATTTCAGCAATTTATGTCAGAATCAGTTAATATTTCTGGTGATTTTAATGGCAATCTTTATATTAACTCTTCTTCAGAACCACAACAAGTTGGTGAAGAATATGTTGCAGACGTAATATGGAATGGAAGTCTTTATAGAATGGAAATGATCACTAAAACTGGCGTTCCTTCTAGAAAAGAATTGGGCGAACAATTGCAAGTAGATTATCCAGGAGCTGTAGTTCAGCAAATTTATCCAGTAACAGAAAAAAACTTAAATATTAAAAACGCACATAGATACCACCCAGCAAAACTAGAGTGGATTGATTAATTATGGCAATTTGGAATAAAAATACTCAAGATTATTTGAATCAAGAGCGTACACTCTTTGAAGTGTATATGCAATCTGATAGATATGGTGAAATTTTTGATCCAGTTGGACAAGGTTTCAATGGAGATTTGTTTGGTAGAGTAAAAACATCAGAACCTTATACACTATTTGATTCTACTCATAGATATTCTCAAGATGGAGATTTCGATGATGTAGTTCTTGGTGTGGGTTCTACTGTAGGAATTATAACTGCACAAAGTACAGCAACATTGGGTATAGGAACAACTGCAGGTTGTTCGATTATCCGAGAAAGTAAAAGAGTATTTGCATATCAACCAGGAAAAGCATTACAAGTTTTCCAAACATTTGTTTTTAATCCCGCAAAACAAAACTTAATTCAAAGAGCAGGATATGCATCGACAGAGAATGGTGTAATGTTAGAACTGAATGGTTCTCAACTTAATATTATCAAGAGAACTGGAATTTCTGGAGTTGGGACAACAATTAGTATTCCACAATCCGAGTGGAATCGTGACACTTTAGATGGAAGTGGTCCAAATGAGTCTAATCCAAGTGGAATTGCTTTGGATATAACTAAAGCACAACTTATGTTTAGTGAATATGAATGGTTGGGTGTTGGTTGTGTACGAGTTGGATTTGTAAACGCAAATGGAAAATTTCACGTAGCACATATTTTTAATCATGCAAATACACTTGATAGTGTTTATATGACAACTGCATCTCTTCCAGTTCGTTATGAGATTCTAAACTCTGGGATTACAACATCTACATCTACGATGAAACAGATATGTGTGTCTGTTCAATCTAATGGTGGTTATGAAAAGAGACAGGCAGAAGGTATTGCAAGAAGATTAACTCAAGTTTCTATAGGAACAACAATTTTTACTCCTATCATAAGCATTCGTCTTACACCAGGAAGAGAAGATGCAATAATTGTTCCAACTCAAATTTCATTTATGCCTGAATCGGGGGCTTCTGCAACGATTGAAGTTGCCTTAATTAGAAATGCGACACTTACAACACCCTCTTGGGCAGTAGATGGTTCTCCAAATGTTCAATTTGATACTGCTTCAACATCAATGAGTGGTGGAGAAATTGTCCGTAATGATTATGTTTCATCTGCAAACAAAGCAAATGTTCCTCTTAGTGTAGACCAACAATATAATTTTGATTTACAACTTGGAAGAACGCAGGCAAAAGTAAGTGATACATATACATTAGCAGCAAGAGCAGTTTCTGGCAGTGCTCTTTGTATAGGTTCTTTAGGTTTTTATGATTTAACATAAATTATGTCAAATGATGTTTATCTAGGTAATCCTTTATTAAAAAAGGCAAATACCCCAATTGAATTTACACAAGAACAGATTTTAGAGTTTGTTAAGTGTAAAGAAGACCCCGTTTATTTTGCAAACAATTATGTAAAAATTGTTACTCTTGATCACGGACTTCAGACATTTAAACCATATCACTTTCAAGAAAAATTAATCAATAATTTCCATAATCATAGATTTAATATCTGCAAGATGCCACGTCAGACTGGTAAATCTACTACTGTGGTTTCTTTTTTGTTACATTATGCAGTATTTAATGATAACGTAAATATTGGTATTCTTGCGAATAAAGCGGCAACTGCAAGAGAACTTCTGGATAGATTGCAGACTGCTTATGAGAATCTACCAAAGTGGATGCAACAAGGTATTATCTCTTGGAACAAAGGTTCTCTTGAATTAGAAAATGGTTCAAAGATTTTGGCAGCATCAACATCAGCATCTGCTGTTCGTGGTATGTCTTTCAACATCCTCTTCTTGGACGAATTTGCGTTCGTTCCAAATCATATTGCAGACTCATTCTTTGCATCAGTTTATCCTACAATTACTTCTGGTAAACAAACCAAAGTTATTATAGTTTCAACGCCACACGGTATGAATCATTTTTACCGTATGTGGCACGATGCTGAAAAGGGTAAAAACGAGTATGTCTTTACTGATGTTCATTGGTCCGAAGTTCCTGGAAGAGATGATGAATGGAAAAAGCAAACAATTGCAAACACATCGGAACAACAATTTAAAGTTGAATTTGAATGTTTAAGTGGAGAAACCAATTTAGAAATAATGAGTGATGATGGTAAGGTAGAAACTATTACTATGGAAAGTTTATATGAAAGAATGTGAGTTCCTTGGATTATAAATAAAAATAAAAAATGTATTATATTTACTTTCTTAGAGATTTAAAAGAAAAGGTTCAATACGTCGGACAAACACAAAATTTAGATGCCAGAAAAAGAGAACATAAAAGAAATAAACCTCCTCATAAGTTTGAAATAAAAGAAGAGATAGAAATTGCAGAAAATGCTAAAGAATTAGAAATTTTTTATATAGAAAAATTTAATACTTATAAAAAAGGATGGAATAAAACTCCAGGAGGAGAAGGATTTAATGGATATGATAGAGATGGAATTGGTGGCGCTAAAAAAGGAAGCATTCCTTGGAATAAAGGAATAAAAAAATGTTTCTCAGAGGAAACAATACAAAAGATGAAAAAGACCAGAAAGGGTAGAGTTTTTAGTAGAAAAATTAAAGATGAGCAGATAATAGAGATAAGAAAACTATATAATGAACAACCATTTTTACAAGATGTTGGAATGACTATGAAAAATGGAAAGAAAATGTCATATATTCAGGCATTTTGTAGGGAATATTCTAAAAATTATAATTTAACTCCTCAGGGGTTAAAAAAAATTATATTAAATGAATGTTGGAAAAATGTTTAAAATTAACAAAAATATTAAAGTAAAAACTCCCAGTGGATTTAAAGATTTTTCTGGAATTCAAAAAGTATATAAACCATATTATCATTGGATTATATTTGATGATGGTTCTGAAATAAAATGTTCAGATAATCATTCATTTGGTAAAGAAAGAACTAAGGCATCAACAATTAAGGTTGATGATTTTTTACAAGGAAAAAAAGTAGTATATAATGAAATAGTAGAAGAGGGAATATATCTTTATGATTTACTAGATGTTGGTGAAGATAATCTTTATTATTCTAATAACATAGTATCACATAACTGCGAATTCCTAGGTTCTGTTGATACTTTGATTGCTCCATCCAAACTCAGAAACCTCGTCTATGACCACCCTAAGACCCGCAGTGGGGGATTGGATGTTTATATAGATCCACAAGAACAACACGACTATGTGGTCACTGTAGACGTTGCTAGAGGCGTAGGAAATGACTATTCAGCATTTACGGTGATTGATATTACACAGTTTCCACATAGAGTTGTTGCAAAGTATAGAAATAATGAAATTAAACCGATGTTATTTCCAAGTATTATACAAGAAGTGGCATCAAGTTATAATGATGCATTTATACTCTGTGAAGTTAATGATATTGGTGATCAAGTAGCAAGCATTCTTCAATATGACTTGGAATACAAAAATCTTTTAATGTGCTCTATGAGAGGTAGGGCAGGTCAAATTGTTGGGCAAGGATTTTCTGGAAAGAAAACTCAACTTGGAGTTAAGATGTCCAAAACAGTTAAAAAGGTTGGATGCTTAAACCTCAAGACTATGATTGAGGAAGATAAATTATATTTAAATGATTATGAAATCATTTCCGAACTTACAACGTTCATTCAAAAGCACAATTCATTTGAGGCAGAAGAAGGTTGTAATGATGACTTGGCAATGTGTTTAGTCATTTATGCCTGGTTGGTTGCACAGGATTACTTTAAAGAACTGACTGACCAAGATGTAAGAAAAAGATTATATGAAGAACAGAAAAATCAAATTGAACAAGATATGTCACCGTTTGGTTTTGTATCTGATGGATTGATGGACACCGCAAGTTTTGTTGATATTGATGGTGATAGGTGGTTTACTGATGAATATGGAGACCGTGCCTATATGTGGGAGTATATGTAGATGGATCTTGATGGGCAATTAAAGTTTGGTCATTTATTATTCGTTGATAGAAAATGTAGAGTTTGTGGTGAAATTAAAAACTTGATAGATGGATTTTATAGGACTCGTAAGGATAAAGGAATTGTTTCATCTTCATATTCATATGAATGCAAAGAATGTACGGTAAAAAGAATCAAAAATAAAAGAAAAAACAGTTTATCACCAAAAGATTGGAGTTATCCAGACTGGTAAATGTTCACGTCTCATTTCCCCATCGTAAAGTAAGTTTTTAATAAATATTTCTTAGATAAACTGAGATTTTACGGAGAAAAACATGGCGACTCCTCAATTATCTCCTGGAGTACTCTCTAGAGAGGTTGATTTAACTGTAGGAAGAGTTGATAATGTTTTAGATAATATTGGTGCAATTGCTGGACCATTTCCAATCGGACCAGTAGATTATCCAATTGACATTTCAAATGAACAAGACCTAATTAATGTCTTTGGAAAACCAATTTCAACAGATGCTCAATATGAGTATTGGATGAGTGCGTCATCATATCTTTCATATGGTGGAGTTCTTAAAGTTGTGAGAACTGGTGGATCCACACTGAATAACTCAAATGCTGGTGTTGGTGCTGCATCTACTTCCTCATTAAAAATTGACAATTATGATGACTATAGCAATAATCACTCATCTGCAACCAACTTTACATTTTCATCTAAAAACCCTGGTTCTTGGGCAAATGGACTTAAAGTTTGTGTAATCGATGATTTAGCAGATCAAAGAATAGGTATTACCACAACAAGTTTATCTGCATTAGGAGCTCAAATTGGATATGGTATTACTGTTGCACTGTCTTCAGTAGCAATTCCAGGAACTGGATCAACATCTTCATTTAGCGGATATTTAAAGGGAATTATTACTGGTGTTAGTACAGATTCTACAAATGGAAGCAGCAAGATCGATGTTAAAGTAGTATCAAGGGTTTCTAGTGGTGGAACTGAAACGAAAATTGATTATGCGGAAGGATCCTCTATCTCTGCCTTTGAAGCTTCTAGCACCGTAAGATTTATTAACAGTTCTGGTTCAGAAACAGGATCTGCAACCGCAGCCACTATTTCTGATTGGTATAATGAGCAAACTCTTGGATTAACAAATACAACTTTATATTGGAAATCTATTGCCCCAAAACCAGTAACGAATAGATATTCTTTAGACAGACAAGGAAAAAATGATGCGATTCACATTGTAGTAGTTGATGATCTTGGCACTATAACTGGGAATCAAGGCACAATTATTGAAAAACATATTGGTCTTTCAAAAGCATTTGATTCTGTTTCTGCTGTAAATTCGCCACAAAAAATTTGGTATAAGCAATACTTGGCAGATTATTCTGGTCAAATTTATGCTGGAAATAATCCTTCATCAGTAGCAGATGCATATTGGGGCACTTCACCAAGAGCAACAGGATTTACGACATATAGTGGAGTAGCATCTGCATCATTCACACCGATTACAACCGCATCTGGTCTTTGGGGCGCAAATGCTCAAGGAGTTACATTTAGTGCTATTGGTAATGTTACATATTCTCTTACTGGAGGTGTTGATTATAGTACTTCTGGTGGAATGTCTGCTACACTATCAGATTTAATAACTTCATATGGATTATTCCAAAATAAAGATGAGATAGAAGTGGATTATTTAATTAATGGTCCAGGATTAACCTCAGAAGTAGAGTCGCAAGCAAAGGCAAATTATTTAATTTCTCTTGCTGAAGCAAGAAAGGATTGTATTGCTGTTGTTTCTCCACACAGATCAAACTTAATTGGTGTAACAAACACGACCACACAAACAACTAATGTAATTAGATTCTTTAGTTCTTTGTCATCTTCTTCTTATGCAATATTTGATAGTGGATATAAGTACACCTACGATAGATTTAATAATCAATTTAGGTACATTCCTTGCAATGCAGACATTGCTGGATTGATGACTAGAACAAATATTATTTCATATCCTTGGTTCTCTCCTGCTGGACAGCAAAGAGGAATATTAAACAATGTGGTAAAACTTGCATATAATCCAAATAAAGCACAAAGGGATCAACTTTACCCACAAAGAATTAATGCGATTGTAACTCAACCTGGAGTTGGAACTCTTCTTTTTGGAGATAAGACTGCTCTTGGATATTCTTCTGCCTTTGATCGTATTAATGTTCGTCGTTTGTTCTTGGTGATAGAACAGGCACTTGAGAGAGCAGCACAAGCTCAATTATTTGAACTCAATGATGAATTAACTAGATCGAACTTTAGAAACATCATTGAACCATATTTACGTGATATTGAAGCAAAAAGAGGTCTTTATGGATTTTTAGTAAAATGTGACTCCTCAAATAATACACCAGATGTTGTAGATAACAATGAATTTAGGGCAGATATTTATCTGAAACCTGCAAAATCAATTAATTATGTAACTTTAACATTTGTTGCCACAAGAACTGGTGTGAGTTTTGAAGAAGTAGCTGGTACTGTTTGATATTATTTCTGATCTAATAAACAGGAGGAACTAAAAAAATGGCACATTCTATTCAGGATTTCAAATCAGCACTTATTGGCGGAGGAGCTCGTCCAAATTTATTTGAAGTTACTATTCCAGGAAGTATTCCGGGTTCTGGTGCATTATCTGCAAATTTTCCAATTCTATGTAAATCTGCCGCTTTACCAGCATCTAATGTAGCATCAATTGATGTTCCATTTAGAGGAAGAATTTTTAAAGTTGCTGGTGATCGCACATTTGATACTTGGACTATTACGGTAATTAACGATCAAGATTTTGCAATTAGAACTGCAATGGAAAGTTGGATGCAATTTATTGGTCAATATGCCGATGGTAGTGGTGCAACTAATCCAGCATCTTATATGCGAAATGCTTTTGTAAAGCAGTTTAGAAGAGGTGCTGCAAATGTAGGAACTAATGTTGCCGTTGGTGGTGGATTAGAAACGATTAAAACTTATAAGTTTTATGATATTTTCCCAACAACTATTTCGGCAATTGATCTTTCTTATGATACTTCAGACACAATTGAAGAATTTACCGTGGATTTCCAAGTTCAATACTGGACACCTAGCACAGAGGAAGCATAATAAATAATACGAGTAAATACAACTAAACTTTAATAATGGCAAAATTATTTGGATTCTCTCTTGAGGATAACGAACCAATTTCACCCGGTGCTTTGTCGCCTGTTCCTCCCAATAATGAGGATGCAAGCGACTTTTACCTAAGCAGCGGGTTTTTTGGTTCGTATGTTGATATTGAAGGGGTTTATAGAACAGAATTTGATTTAATCAAAAGATATCGTGAAATGGCATTGCATCCTGAATGTGATAGTGCCATTGAAGACATTGTAAATGAGGCTATTGTATCAGATACAAATGATAGTCCAGTGTCAATAGAACTATCCAATTTAAATGCAAGTGACGGCATTAAGAAAAAAATTAGAGAAGAGTTTAAACATATTTTAGAACTTCTGGATTTTGATAAAAAATCCCATGAGATTTATAGAAATTGGTATGTTGATGGAAGATTGTATTATCATAAAGTAATTGATTTAAAAAATCCCCATGAAGGTATACAAGAATTGAGATATATTGACGCAATGAAAATGCGTTATGTTCGCCAACAAAAGCAAACCGAAAAAGATAAGAAAATTTATAGGTTAGCAAATATTAATGTTGACGATCCAATGCAATATGAATTCCCAGAAATTGAGGAATATTTTGTATATAATCCTAAAATGACATATCCAACCACAAATCCATCATCTCTTGGTGGAACTGGTGGAATTAGAATTGCTAAGGACGCTATAACATATTGTACTTCAGGATTGGTAGACAGAAATAAAGGATCAACTCTTTCATATCTTCACAAGGCAATTAAATCTCTCAATCAGTTAAGAATGATTGAAGATAGTCTTGTCATCTATAGATTATCTCGCGCTCCAGAGCGTAGAATTTTCTATATTGATGTTGGAAATCTTCCTAAGGTAAAAGCAGAACAATATCTTCGAGATGTTATGATGCGCTATAGAAACAAACTTGTTTATGATGCATCAACCGGAGAAATCCGTGATGATAAAAAATTTATGGCCATGCTTGAAGATTTTTGGCTTCCAAGAAGAGAGGGTGGAAGAGGTACGGAGATTTCAACCCTTCCTGGAGGACAAAACCTTGGAGAAATTACAGACATAGAATATTTTAAAAAGAAATTATACCGCTCCCTAAATGTACCACCATCAAGAATGGATGGTGAAGGTGGTTTTAACTTGGGAAGATCTTCGGAAATTTTAAGAGATGAAGTTAAATTTAGCAAATTTGTCGCTAGATTGAGAAAGAGATTTTCATATATGTTTTCAGATATGTTGAAAACACAATTAATTCTAAAAAATATTATAACTCCGGAAGATTGGAATTTAATGA